ACGATAAAGGAGGTGGTGAAATGAGCTTCAATAAGACTAAGAGCAAACAAATAATTGCAGATAAGACACGAATTCGCGATCTTGTGCATAAAACTATTAGCGACATGGCAGCAATAGTTGGCACTACGCTTGGTCCAGGCGGTAATCCAGTTCTAATCGAGCGAGACGGCTTGCCTCCACTGGTCACGAAGGACGGGGTGACGGTTGCCAAAAATATCGGGGTTGCTGATGCGGCAGCCAACACGATTGTAGAGGCGGCTAAAGAGATTTGCTTGAATACGGCCAAAGAAGCCGGCGACGGAACAACCACCGCGATTGTCTTGGCAGATGCGTTAGTTAAAGAAGGGCAAAAGTTTCTATCTGCGCGCCCCAAATACAATCCACAAAGAATGATTAATGAGCTGAATGATGCGTATTCTCGCGTTGTGGTTCCATTCTTGCGCGATGTGGCCCTTAAAGTTAGCAGCGAAGATCAACTTAAGTTTGTGGCCACTATTTCCGCCAATGGCGATCAAGAGATTGCTGATGTGGTTGTTAAGGCCGTTATAGATGCCGGCGACGATGGCACAGTGCTAATCAACGAAAGCCAGGGCGGAAAAACTTACGTCGAGGTGAGTGAGGGATATATCATTACGACTGGTTTAAAAGATCTTGGCCAGATCGGTCCGTCCTTTATTAATGATAAGGGGAATCAGCAAGTCAAGATGGATAAAGGACTTGTTGTTTTGTATGACGGATCAATGAATGATCTTAAAGTGCCCGGCCTTATCCAGGGAGCTGTTGCTGATGATGCGGGTTTCTCAGATGGAACTCCTATCATTGTATTTGCCCATAGTTTTGCGGATAGCGTACTTGATAAGTTTGCTAAGACAACAAAGGGCGGTCTCACTGTCGTTCCTATCAAAACACCGCGCTCCGGTCTTCCTAATGGAGCCTCGATGTTCCTGGAAGATATGGCGGCATATACTGGAGCAACTGTCTTCAATCCCGGCAATGCTGAGGAATTTGATGAGGATTATCTGGGAGAATTTGAGAGTGCCAACGTTAATTTATATGAGGCTTTCATAACTGCTACCCCAGATCCAGATGCAGTGAATGCTAGGGTAGTTGAGCTAAAAGCTATTGCAGATTCTGCAATGGGAGAGCTAGATCGTTCGTTCCTTAGAGCGGCAATTGCCAAATTAACTGGCGGAGTTTCTACTATTCATGTTGGCGGCGCCTCAGATCTTGAGATTCGCGAAAAGAAGGCGCGTGTAGAGGATGCCGTAGAAGCCGTTCGTTCTGCTATCGCGGAAGGGATTGCCGCAGGCGGATGTGGAACACATCTAGTTCTGGCGAGAATCATAAGAGACCACGCAGATGGTACAGAGGCATGGCAGATACTGGCAAATGCATTAGAAGCACCTTTTAAATTACTTCTCAGCAATTGCGGCGAAGAATTTGGTGACGTATGGCCAATGATTGGTCCATACATTTTTGCAGGATCTACAGCACGTGCTCTTCCTCGAGCCGTATTTGATGCAAACCTGCACAAGATGGTGCATCCTCTTGAAGGAGGTATCATAGAACCAATTAAGGTAATTAGGGTTAGCGTGGGAAATGCGCTCTCTGTGGCGTCGCTATTGACCACATTAGGCGGAATTATAGTGGTGCCCCGGGACCTTAGTATGGAAGGCCAAGCAGAATTGGCACAAGCAGCTTTTAAATCAATGATGGAGTCAGCTAATGATTGAGAAACTTAAAGCACTATGGCAATATGACTGGTTCAAGGTCTCCTCCTCTCTCCTACTGGGAGCCGCTGTAGGAGTCATCTTTTATCCCACTAAAGCCGTTACAGAAAAAGAGGTGTCAAAAGTAAAAGACGCCTATGAGCTTAAAATAAGTGAAATACAAAAGACTCATACGGAAGAATCTGCAAAACTTAGCGAAAAACTAGTTGCCGAAGAATCTGCGCGCAAATCTCTAGAGATTGAGACCGCTAAAAAGGTGGAATCTCTGGCGCAAGAGAATCGCAGCTTAAAACAGTCGAGTAAAAAACAGAAGTTCAAGCTCATTAAGCCTGACGGCACCATCATTGAAAAAGAGGTTGAACAGTCGGCTTCAGAGGCAGCCTCTAGTGTAATCGTTTCTATTAAAGAAGAGTTTAATCAGAAGGTTAAGTCTATTGAGGAAAAATGGAAAAAGGTTCATGAGGCCCGCGTCGTGGAACTTAAGAAGCAGTTTGATCAAGATATTGAGAAGACCAAGAATGAACAAAAGGTCGTAGAAAAAATTGTAGAAAAAGAAAAGATTGTTGAGGTTAATAAGAAGAAGTTGCGGCCTGAGGTTGGTGTTGCACATGATGGAGATGACCTGATGGGCTATATGCACGTCTCGTATCCTATCGTTGGCCCTGTGTTCCTCGGTGGGGGAATTAGCGGTAATAAGAGTAAGTTTGGCGAGGCACAAATAGGTATTGGTTTGGAACTATAATGCCAAAATTGGAACTATAATGCCAAAATACTCATTTAAATGCCGCCAGTGTGAATCCCTGATTCAGATGTATGTTTCAAGACTTACTGAAACTGTGGCATGCAAATCCTGCCAAGACACTATGGACCGCCAGCTTCCTACGCTGAACGGTCCTTCTAATGTGCGAGAAGTGATCGATAAAAATACCGGTATAACATGGACTGACGGCCAACAGGACATGATAAAAGATCGTAAAAGCCAATACTATTGGTCCGTAGAAGTACCGAGATTTGTGAATTCTGGTACCTATAGTTTAGAAACTATGCTGGAAAATCAGTGGATTTACGTCGATGATGCCGGTAAGATTCACACCAATACAAAGCCACCAGATAAGAGATAAAAATGCAAGTTAAAGAGCTGGAAGCCGAGAATATATTAAGTATCGGCCATATCTCTATTTCTTTTGGCAACAGCGGACTTGTGCTGTTAGACGGCTGGAATCATGACGATAATTCCCATAATGGGGCCGGCAAAACCTCTATCTTCAATGCTCTTGCCTTTGCAATATACGGCAAGTTGCCTAGAAAAGTAACCGCCTCAGAGATTATCCGTAAGGGTTGTAAGAGTGGTTTTGCCAGAGCAGTGGTGCAAATCGGTAAGGACGAATACGACATAACGCGTAGTCGACCTGGCGGTCTCACGGCGTTCAAGAATCAAGAGCCATGCCCCGACATATCTCAAGAGCAGTTAGAACTATTGATCGGGTTGACATACGACCAATTCCTGATCTGCATGTATTCTGCTCAAACTGAGTCTGTTAAATTAATAGCATTAAATGACGCATATAAGAAAGACTTTTTCTTGCGTTTATTGAGTTTAGAGGACTTCGCTGAGCGTAAGAAGCTCGTTGAATCTATTATTAAAGCCAAAGAGTCTGAATTAACTGACCTCCTCACCTCCCTAAATCGAGTTGACGCTAAGATCTCAGCTTATAGCGAAGGCCTAATTGATGAGGATACTGTTAGAGCCAATATAGTCGCTGCCGATCCGTCTGCATTTGAAAGAGAGTTGGTTGAGATCTCTAGTATTCAAAAGCCAAACATGGTTAAATTCGATACCCTCGAATCCTCCTTGAATGCCAAACTTAGGGAAATCTCTAGTGCTGAAGCAACAATAGCCAGCTCAAGACTAACGATAAGAAGGATTGATAATACTATCGGTGATATGGACGTTGATAGCGTGCAGTGCCCTCATTGTAGTGAATTGTTTGTTTTAGGTAGTGACGGCCCTAAAACTAAGCAACACCTGGTCGATGAGCGACTGTCGTATGTTCATATCGTAAACTCTCTATCTGCCACAATAGCGGCAAAGGCATCCATTACCGAGAGTATTATTAAGTTAAAATCTAAGCGATCCGATCTACTGTCTCAATACACTGACGCCTCACATAGGGTTTATGAATTAAGAAGAGCAATCGAGATGCGTAAAAGCTCCATCTCGTCCTTAAGTGAAAAACTAGATAAGCAAGCAGAGATTGTTGCAAAAATTGCAACTGCTAACAAACTCGTGTGGAGTCTGTCTATCAAGATAGACAATTTAAAAGACGAGATTCTGATATACGAAGCAGTGTCGTCAGCCCTATCCCCAACCGGTGCTCCAGCTTATGTCGTAGATTCTGTCATAGATCAGTTCAATGATAAGGTTTCACAGTATGTGTCGTTAGTATGGCCAAATGCTGAATACTCCTTGCAATCCTACAAAGAAAATAAATCTGGTGATATAAAGGCTAAATTTAGTGACAGGCTGTCTATACAGGGCATAGAGCGATCAATTGGTAGCCTTTCTGGTGGAGAAATGCGCTGCTTATCTTTGGCAGTAGATTTTGCTGTAATCGAGGTTGTAGAAGCTATTTTCGGCATATCCATCAACCCTATTATTCTTGATGAGGGGTTTGAGGGCCTAGATGCCCTGAATAGAGAGCGCATAATTGATGTATTAGAGACTATTTCTTTAAATCGTCAAATTTGGGTAATAGACCATGCCACAGAAGTCAAGTCGATGTTTTCTCGTATTGTAGAGATTGAGAAGAAAGACGGAATCTCTAATATAAAAGAAGACCTATAGTTTACATTAATTATCTGATAAGATATTGTTATGGACAACAGGATATCAAAACTATTAGAATTGACTGAAGCCCTTGAAAAGGCTATCAAATTGTCCTCTACTACGCCAACTCTGCCCTCTCTTAGTTCGCCTAAGGCACCCGTTGCCGCCAAGGCGCCTATAGCTGCAGCCACTATAAAACAGCCAGACTTAGCCCCCACATCTAAGAAAAACCCTCTTAATCAAGCTCAGCAGATTAAGCAGCCGGATATGAAAGATCAGGCGATACAGTCGGCCAAAGAAAAGCTGACTTTAGCCAAAAATGGTCAGTGGTCTTTAGACAAAGCCGAATCTCAGAATCTTGTTCACAGGATCGACGATTCACACATTGCAGACTTTAATAAGAAGTTGGGAACCTACCACTCTAGTCCTGATGGATCTTCTTCTGGACAATTCGGACCTGGAGAAAAAATCCCTGAAGGTTGGAAATCTAAGACCGGCCTATTTGCCGGTGAAGCTGCACATGTGGCCCCGTATGCGGCTCCTCGCGGTACAAGCTTTGTAACACATGCCGGAGAAAATGGGGAGAAACCTACTCTAGTCTTCGGCGAACAAGATAAAGAAAAAATACAAAGCCATAAACCAACCTTGACGTCCTTTAGCGCAGACGGTTTTCAAAGAACCGCCGGCGGAGAGCACTTTAGCCCTCAACCCGGAAAACCCGTTTCTCAAACTAAGATTAACAACCCCATCGAGCATATGTCGCAGCACTATAATGTAAAATTTGTACCAGATCTTAAGACACATGTTGAAGGATTAAGATCGCAAGGTGTTCCACATACTGGTGAAAATTTAGAAAAAAGTAGTCGTGCATATCAGATTAAGCACCACTCTAGCTATAATCACGTCTCTGTTGCGGCCGTAGATAGAGCTGGCAAGGCCCATGTTCACGGTTCTGCGTCAGTTCCGTATGACTCATCTAGTGATGTGCATTAGTATAATTGGTTCATGAAGAAGAAAAAACGGCCGCCCTACAACGCCAACTCTGCCATAAGATCTGCGGTCCGCAGGACCTTTTCACGTTCCCCCATGGTGCGTGAAGTTATGACCAAGGTGCGTAGAGAGCGCCCCTGGTTTAAGAGCGATGGATCTCAAGCAGCCAAGCCACGAGTAGAGTACATGTGCTCAGCGTGTAATGAGTGGCATATGGGAAAGAATATACAAGTCGATCACATTGAGCCTGTTGTATCGCCCAACGATGGCTTTAAAGACTGGAACACCTTTATAGCCAGATTATTCTGTGAAGTAGATAACTTAGCAGTATTGTGCAAAGTCTGCCATGAGAAAAAAACCAATGAAGAGAAGCGCATAGCAAAAGAGCGGCGCAAAAACCTCAAAGAATACGAAAATCGGTAAAATGATTCTGTTAATGAATCAAATTTAAGGAGCGTTAAATGGCACTAGATCTTGGAAAAGCTAAGAAAATCTTGAGTCAAGCATTTCTGGAAAACAATACGGATCTTAACGAAGATAACGCAGCCGCCATGGTAGTCAAAGCAGAACTACAGATTAAGGCTCTTCGTGAAGAACTGAAGTCTGATGAAAAACTGGCCGCCGCAGTACAGATCGCCAAAGATCTTCGGACCGGGTATGGTAATGCCATTAAGTACGAAGAAGCAAAGATCCAGTATTTGCTAGCAAAAATTGAAGAGATTCAAAGTGGCTCCCTCAACCCACACGCAAGTGTTTGAGTTGTAGAGGGTGATACAATAGCCCTGTATCGTCCTCATTACGGAGATTAGCACATGTCTTTTAGAACTACATATACTGGGGCCTTAGATACCAAGTTGGCAGAAGCCAGGGCGGCAGGCAACACCCTCATTGTAACGACCAATGCGGCTGCAATTACCGTCGGTCTTACCGACGCGGCAAATAAAGGTCAAAAGAAATTCACACTAAACTACAGTGTGTCGTATCAGCCGGCCGACCTACGCCTATTAGGCCCTCTTTGGGAAGCCTTTAAAACTGGCTTGCTGCAGGGTTTGGCTACCCAAGATATTATGGGTAATGAGGTCATGGTTGCGCTCAATACAACCGACAATCTCGCTACCTCCGTCGATCTTAAGTTCACCTTCTAAAGTAAACTCACTCAATAAATGAAGGCACCACCTATGGTGCCTTTTTTATTTCCATTCTGTACAATAGATGTGTCAATAATTGCTACGCCTATAGCACTGTGAGGCACAAATTGTCAGTTAATTTTTTATTTGTTGATGTTGAGACAACTGGTCTATATCCAGAAAAGAACGACATTGTGCAGCTTGCCGCAATCCCAGTTATTCTGGGAAAACAGGGCAAGACATTCAATGAGTTCTGTCAACCCGTAAACTGGGACAAGATTGACGATGCTGCCGTGCGTACCCATGGCATCACCGTTGCCCGCATGCAGAACTTCCAAGAACCTGTAGTTATGCTCGACAAGTTTATAAAGTATCTAAAGTCTTTTGATACTCGATTTGTTATTGCAGGATACAACGTTGGTTTTGATAAGCGATTTCTTAGTTCATTTTTTACTCGCCACGGCAGAGCTAATGAATTTTTTGAACTATTTGAGCTTCAAATTCATGATACATATACTCGGGCACAGAAGGTTAAAACTCTTCTTAAAACAGATAATCTTAAACTTGCCACTCTTGCTAAGCATTTCAATATTGACATTGTTGCCCATGAGGCCATGTCTGATATTGCTGCGACTATTAAAGTCGATTACGAGGTAGGCCTCCTTTTAGGAGAAGAAGCGTTCACCGAAGAAGTGGCAGAGATACACCAAGAAATTGCACTAACTACCTCCTTTAAAGAACCTGCCCAGTTGCACCTACATTCAATGTATGGCATGGCTGAATCAGTCCCATCCATTGAGGAATGGGTTGCGTGGTGTAAGAAAACCAATACGCCTGGCTTTAGTGTAGTAGATCACGGTCCAATTATTTCTATGTATCATATGACCAATCTAAAGGATCCAGCCGTCGTTGGTATTCCTGGCGTTGGCGTCAATATGTATCAAGACGATGAGCCGGACACACTATATCCAATGAATGTGTGGGCTGTCAATAATGAGGGTTATTTCAATCTCATGAAATTGGCCTCACTGGGATATGATGAGCAGGTAGTCTTAGATGGCGTTATCTACCCCAAATTAAAAATCTCTACAATCAATCAATATAAAGCAGGTCTTGCATTTGGCATGGCCGATGTCTATGGCCCAATAGGGCAAGCTATATCAGAAGGTAATCGTAAAAAAGCTGTTAAGCAGTTTGAAGTGTATCTGAATAATTTCAAAGATCAAATGTATGTTGAATTCAACCCAATTTCAATCAAAGAAACCTTCACAATTAAGGGTGGTTTTCAGAAAATCAAGAAAAATGCCCTTGTAATTGATGGGGATCTCAACAAAGCTTATAACGTATTTCTATCTGAGATGGTGGATAAACACAATCTTCGCTGTGTTCCTGTAAGTGGGGCTCACTTTATTACTCCCCAGGACAAGCTTCTACAGGAATGTATTTCAAGAAACTCATTCGACAGCGGTAAATGTTTCATTGAATCCTATCACGCAAAAACTGCACAGCAACTCTACAAAGAACTTAAGCGCCAACTTGGCGAGTGGTTAAGTGAAGAAATGTTTGCAACATGGATCTCCAACACCCACGAGGTAATGGAGGCAGCAAGAACGATTGAAATTAAGTTTGATTATAGTTTGCCGACCATCGAGATCCCTGATCATATCAAGTCTAAGACAGATGATTACAACAAACAAACCGTAATGCTTGCAATTGAGCTCTGTAAAAAGCACGGCAGATGGAGCGATGATCCAATCTATGTCGCTAGATTTAAAAAAGAAATCGATGTAATCGTTAAGAATCAGACAACCAACTTCCTTCCATACTTCTTATTATATGAGGACATTTGCACCTATGCTCGCTCTATTAATATTCTCCAAAACATTGGGCGTGGTTCTGCTGGTGGTTCTTTGCTGTCTTATTATCTCAAGATAATTCATATCGATCCCATCAAAGCTGATCTGCCTTTTGAGCGCTTCTTATCGCATGCCCGTATCCGCGCTAGATCCTTTCCCGATATTGACTGCGACTTCGGGGACCGCACTGAGATTCTAAAGTACCTGGAAAATAAGTATGGTTTAGGTTTTGCTCAAATTTGCACTCTTCAAAAGATGAAGATTAAAAATGCCATAAAAGATGCAATGTGGGCACTTTATGGCAGAAATCGTGAAGATTTTGAGATTAAGGCGCTATGCGAGCTTATTCCCGATTCCCCGCAGGGTCTAGATGAGTACAAGTTCATCTACGGTCATATTGACAAAGAAGGTGTCTCACACCAAGGCGTTGTTGAAACAGTGCCAGAGATCGCAAATTTCTTTAAGCAATATCCCCAAGTTGAAGCGCTTGTTAAGCGTTTAATAGGAATTCCGCGTGGATGGGGCCGCCATGCATCTGCTTTTGTTATATCGACGATTGATTTGTCTTCAAATCGTGTGCCCACAATGCGCATGTGGGACAAGAATACGGGAGAGATGATCCAGGTTACTCAGTATGAGGCCTCAATGGTGGAGACCTGTGGTTTAGTTAAGGCGGATATTCTTGGCGTTACTACCATCAACATGGTGTCCGCATGTATGCAGTTGGTGAAAGAACGTACCGGTATCGACTACTTAGAAGAAGACGATAGTGGCGTTGCTCTTATCTATAGGCTGATAGATGATCCTGATGTTTATTTAGATTTCTATAATAAGAAAACCGACTCATCTTTTCAGTTTAACACCTCCCTTATTAAGGGTTATATTCAAGAAATTGCTCCAAGAACTAGAGAAGAACTATCAGAAACTACAGCACTTCTTCGCCCGGGTGCAATGGATGCCCCTATGAGCTTTAATGCCGTTACCATGGTAGAATATGATAATGGAGATATTGAGTTTCATAATGAGGAGGATTACAATAAGTGGCTGAATATGATGAGAAAATAAGTAATTTAATAAAACTAGGTTTACAGTATGAGTTTTCAATAGCAGAATTATCTAAAAAATTTGGCTTAACAAATAGAACTATATCAAAAGTTCTTAAAGAAAATGGTTGGTCCCCTAATTTAAGCAGTTCATTAGTGCGTATGAGAAAAAATGGTGTAAATATTGAACAACTTTTATTAGCTGCTCAATATTATTTATATAACAATGTTACTTTTGAAGTCGTTGTTGATAAATATGGTGTTACATATGATCAAATAAGTAAATATCTTAATTATATAGAGAAATTACCTAATAAAAAAGATCGCAAATGTAGACAAAAAGCATGGAATACCGGCTTATCGAAGCACACAGATAGTAGGGTGGCATCGTATGCTAAAACTAAAAGTGGATATATAAGTGGTTATGGATATAAAAAAGTATGGTCAGATGAACTTAAAAAATCAGTTAATGAACATCACTATGTTTGGTTCAAGAATACAGGATATTGGCCTGATACTTCAAAAGGTGAACAAATCCATCATATAGATGGAAATAAACTGAATAATGATTATTCCAACCTAATACTGGTAGATGTTGCTAGTCATAGTGCGATACATAAAAACTATGAGCAATTAACTTGCTTGTTGATTAAAGAGGGTTATATTTCTTTTAATAAGAACACCAATCAATTGGAGACTGGGTATTTATGGCAAATATTAAACGAGAGCGGAAAATAGTCAATGTCACTAAACTGCCCGCTGTTGAAACGTCTGCTGCTCAGTATTATATTGATGTTAAAAATAAGAAACAAATTCCGCGCCTAATTCATCCGGATATGGCAAAATATACTACTAATTCAGTTTTTATTTTTCAAGAACAAGTTATGAAGTTCCTCGTAGAGGTTGCAGATTATACCCTAGAAGAAGCCGATCAGATTCGTGCTGCTATTGCTAAGAAAAAGCGCGAGGTCATGTTGGCGGCTTTTGAAAGAATTCGCATGTCAACTGCTAAACGCGGTTGGACAGAATCACAGTCGCAGATTATCTGTGAGCAAGTAGAAGCCTTCTCTCGGTATTCGTTCAATAGAGCTCACTCTAGATGCTACGCTGAATTAGGTTATATCACTATGTTTTTGAAACATCACCATAAGCTTGAATGGTGGTGTGCAGTGTTGAATAACACAGATAAAGAAGATAAACTGCGCCACTTTATACACCTGTTGGGTTCAACAATTAACCCTCCATCTCTAGCTATTCCAACAGAGAAGTTCGCTATAGTTGGCAACAAGTTGGTTGCACCCTTGTCCGCTGTTAAGAGAGTTGGGGCAGCTTCTGTACACGAGTTGGTGTCTAAAGGTCCATTCACTAGTCTAAGTGACTTTGTTTCGCGGGTGGTTCATAATAAGGTAAATGCAGGGCATTTTGTAGCACTAATTCACGCTCGTGCAGCAGACGCGTTCATGGACCCAACTCTGTCGTACGGTGAGGCGCGTAAAAAGTTATTTGCTGATTACGCCAGGCTGCGCAAGATAAAGAGAGAATCCAAAGAACTAAATGAGACCAGTCCTATTAATATATTCTTAATGGAGCGAGAATATAACAAGTGCTTTAATAAAACCCTAATTGAAGATGAGGGGATGCAGGACCTAATACATAAGGTAATGCCGGGCTTTGGTAAGACTAATAGAGCAGGCATACCATTCTATCTTGGGCGCAACCTACCCATTATCTCAGGTGCTAAAATTGCCGAAGGTTTGGCCGCTAAAGAGTATGATAAAGACGTGGGCATGGTCCTTCTGTACGAGGGATCTACTCATAAAAGTGGTATTTCAAAGAAAAACGGACGCAAGTATAATTTCATTAAGATAGATTTATCGGATGGAAATTCAATAATTGAATGCACTTGGTGGGATCAAGAAAAAGCTTTAAAGTGGCCTAAAAACAGCATTGTGTTTGTAAAAGGTAAATTGTCTGAGGGCTGGAAAGGCTCTGTAAGATTAACCGTACTAGAAATGGAGAAAATAATCGATGTCAAATTTTCTAATAACGAAGACTCCGCCGAAAGACTTACAGGAACATGAGTTTGTGATCGGGGAACCCAACTTTTACACTGAAATACATCAGTGTAAGGCAAAGAAGCCAAGAACTTCTCAGTTAACTGTAAACTACATACGAGAAGTAATTGCGGCCATTTGTGCAAAATACATGGGCCCTGAGTTTGATGTTATGCGTGCAATTAACGTTAGCAGACTAGTAGGTATTCCCTGCAACACAGAAAAAGAGGTTCATGATGCCCTTGTTCAAACTTTTGAAAAACAATGTCCACAAATTATATTGCAATACGTACAGCATTGTTTTAAACAGCGCCCTAGTAGAACAAATCTTATTTACTATGCTGGTAATCCTCTATTTTGCACTAAACTGGTAGAGTCCGGTTGGGTCCAACTTAGTCAAAAAGAGTTTGATGCCAGCAAGTCAGATAAGCCTAAGAAAATAATCGGAAAACCTGCAATTACCGATGAAAACGCCGCCTTGTTGAATACATAATGATGTATAATTTATGTACCAAATATCGGTACATATCCTAAACCCGCCTAATAGGCATAAGGAGAATTAAGATGGCAAAGATTACGATCAATATGGATTCGCTCAAATCTAATCGCGACTGGGTTCGTCATAAAATCAATGATGGCTCAAATATCTTCCGGATTCTGCCGCCCTTTGGCGACCCTAGCGTCCATAATAATTACCCATACCGTCGCTGGTCGGTCTCTTGGTTGCAAGATCCAAAATCTGGCAAACGTAAACCTTTTGCAACACCCCTCACTGAGGGCGAAGCTTGCCCTGTTCAAGAATACAATGACGCTCTCAATAAGCGCATTGAGGCTCGTGTTCATGCTTTAAAAGCAGAAGGATTCTCGGACGCAGAACTCAAGGCTGAGATGGAAGGTATTCGTGGTGTTCAGTGGACCATGCGTCTACAGCATCTGTACGCATATAATGCGTGCGACCAATCGGGCTCTGTCGGTCTGCTGGAACTAAAATCCACTGCCCACAAAGCAATGAAAAAAATGATGAATCAGTACATTAAAGATTACAGCCAAGATCCTACTTCCCTAGGTTCTGAAGAGACTGATTCAGGCGTTTGGTTCAATATTGCTAAAGAGGGCAAAGGCAAAGACACAGAGTACAGTGTGGCATTCCACCAGACTCGTCAAAAGATGAATGGCCAACTTGTTAAGATCGATGACAGATCCGCTCTCCCAGAGAATGTTGTTGAGAATTATGAATCGCTAGCGTATGATCTAAATAGCATCTATACTCGTAAGAACTATGACGATCTCAAAGACATCCTGATGTTCAATATCGCGATCCTTGCCCAGGAAGTACCTGAAGCTGCATTTGGAGAATACGCTATTGAAGATGATGCCGTTGAAGACGTTAAACCACAAAAGACTGCCCCTAAAGCAGTTGAGCCAGTTGTTAAAAAAGGCAGCGCCAAAATTACACTGAATCTGGACGATGATGACGGTGATGATGAGCCGGCACCAGTTCGTAAGACGCAGCAACCAGCGTCTGCCCCTCGCCCTGTGGCTGTTGTACCAGCAGGCAAAAAGCCTGCCCCTGTTTTGGACAGCAACGATGACGACGAATTGAGCGCACTAACTGCTGAAATCTTGGGAGACTAAGATGTCTTCAGACCTTGTTAAGGTCGAAGAGGGACTTCGGTCCCTCCGTCTTGATCGACTTGCTGAATTCACCAAGAAGATTGAAGATATTTCTAAGGGGTTTAACACCATGTTAGCCCCTGTATATCTACGAGATTTTATTATGGCATATGACTTCACAAATACCATGCTAGCCTCAGCTATGAGAATGCACGGTATTGCAGAGTCTGCTCAAAAAACCGCAGAGGCAATTGCGTATTTTGAAAATGCTCATGATTATCTTCAGCAGAAGGGTGTAAAAGACTCAGACGCTGCTCGTAGACGGTATATCCCAATGGATCCAGCTGTTCAGCATGCGGATAAGGTGAAAGCCCAAGCAGAAGCAATGGTTCTTTTTCTAAAGAATAAGCTTCAAGCATTTCGTCTTGCGCATGACGATACAAAAAAGATTGCATATGCCAACGAGTACAATGACTCACCGAATGAGGGAATGTAGTATTCCCTCATAACAAACTGCGCTACGGCGCTTGTCTACGGACGTAAAAGGAAATTGTTATGTCAAAGAATAAGTGGATGTCTCAGCTTACTAAGGGCTTGGCTCAAGCCGCCGCTGATCTACCAAGACCATCGGAACACGTGGTTAAGCTACCGTCTCCTTCCCTTAATTGGGTTGTGGGTAATGGTGGAATTACGCTTGGAAAAGCCGTATGTTTCTACGGACCTGAATCAGGCGGTAAATCTTTTCTTGCTCAACTCCTAATGATTCAGTTGCAGAAAGACTTCCCAGAAGGGATCTGTATCTGGTTCGATGCCGAGTTCTCCTTTAACCCTGAGTGGTTTCAGAAATTAGGCGGCGATCTTGATCGTCTGGTTGTTAAGCAAACTAATGATCCACTTGAGATCTTTGACTATATCGAAAAAGACCTACAGGTCTTATTGCAGGATGGCTGTCCTGTAGTGGGACTTACAATCGATTCAGTGAAATCAATCCGATATCCTAAGGATATTAAGGAAAAATCAACCAAACTTACAATGGGTGGTGGTGGAGCATCTTATCTAGGTTCTGCTCTTAAGGGCGTCCTTCCTGTAATCAGGAAATACAACCTTACTACGGCCTTAGTTCAGCAGGTTTATGAAGAGATGGATGAATTCAAGAAGATGAACAATCCATACCTAGTTCCAGATGGCCGAGCACTTAAACACTTTTGCGACTATATGCTAGAAGTAGTTCGCATTGATACAAAAGATGGTCGTGTCGAACAAGGCAAGAATATCTACGGCGGCGCAATGCAGGTTGGACATAAGGTTCGTGTTCGCGGTAAGAAGAATCGTGTAGGCGCACCATTCCGCGCTGCGGAATTTACTTTAGATTACACTAAAGGCATTATCAATATTGGTGAAGAGATTTATAGTTTGGCCAAAAGCCTACAAGTTATCAAGCACCCCATCAACCCAGATACTGGTCGTGAAAATCCACAGATGTGGCAGCTGGGAGCCCATGATTCCGTTCGTGGCGAAGAAAAATTTAAAGAATGGTTTACATCAAAGCCCTCACTGTGGGATGAGGCCATGAGTCTGTGTTCTGGCGTTGAAGATGATAGCGTAATCAAGGCTCGCAATGAAGAGCTGGGTATTATTGATGCCGATCTTGGAGCACCAGACCTTGATTAATCCAAACAATTTTGCTGAAAAAATACAAGAGATGCGCTACTCTAATTCCAACTTAGATACGGATACCTCCGACGTTCTCGTACCTAACAATTTGGTAATAGATTTCATGATGCAGGTTGGTGCAAATGGCATAGTTGGCTATGGCGGGAGTGCCGGCATTAGCACATACTCTTCGTTTTTAGAAATACATACACATTTTGGTGCAGTGCACTTGCGCGGAGAGGCTGGCCTAGACGCTGCTGATTTTATTGTTTTAGATAAGTTTGGTAATAGACACTCGTATAGTGAATTTAAGTTAAACCAGATGGTCGAAAACCTGGTGCTGAAAGATTGTCTATGAGTCGTATTCTTTTCATTGGAGACCCGCACCTAAAGATCTCTAATCTTGCGGCAGCGAAAACCTTCTTAGCATGGGTGTACCAGGTCGTCGTAGATACAAAACCCGATATAGTGGTCAATCTCGGCGATACCTTTGATACCCATGCCGTAGTTAGGTCCGAACTCTTATTTGAATTCAAGAAGCATCTTCAATCGGTAACGCCACTGTGTCCGTACTTCTATGTACTAGGCAATCATGACTTCTTTAAGCCAAACGATAGCACCTATCATGCATTGCAGGCTTTTGCGGGTGTATACGAAAATCTCGTAGTTGTTGATAAGATAATGCATAAAAAGGATCTTGGTATTACGTTCGTCCCCTATCAACCAGATCACGCCTCCTTCCCACTAGAAACGCTGCCCATATGCGTTGCCCACCAGACATTTGCAGGGTGCGATTTTGGCGGATATAGGCCAGATGATGGCGTAGATGCTGATAAGGTTTCCGCTGAACTAATTGTTAGCGGACATATCCATAAGAAGCAGGCTTTTGGTAAGGTGTATTACCCAGGTAGCCCGTATTCTCAAAGCATGAAAGACATTGGGCAGATAAAGGGGTTATCAATACTTGATACAAATACTTACAAATTTCAATTCCTCCAATCCCCACTCCCATCTTGGCAAAGTCTTGAAGTAGCGGTGTCCGATGTCAAGACCACCATCTCTAGCATTGAAAACTCAATCAATCAGGGCGATAATTGGGTGGTTGTTTTTACCGGTCCACGCAAAGAAATTGCTGCCATCTTTGATTCTAAAGATTGGAAGAAGTTGTGTGAAAAGTCCAGAATCTCCGTGCGCACCAAGTACGTAGATTCCGATCGGGTAGAAAGAATAAAGATTCAGGCTCACACGGTCACAGATGTTGTTGAAGAGTACATTGATCGCGTTTATTCTGGTGCCCTTGATAAGGACCTAATAAAGAAGACAATGCGGCAACTATTTGATAACTATGATAAAAAATAGTGTTTAACCGTGTATACAGGTTATTATAACACAGGTGAGAGATATGACACTTCAAGTTGAAGAGCACTTAGATCATCAGCGGTGGCTTATGAATAATGGGCTACTGAACGATCTTCATAAAGACACCTTGTACCTGTACGGTACTTTGGTCCACAAAGACGTTCAAGCCATTGATCTTAATATCGATGTTGAGAAGAAAAAGCTGGATTATGTCGTATATCTTAGTCCAAAGTTGATGCATAGTTATAAACTATATAATGAACTACGGACGACTAGCAGTATAATTGGGCTATGGCGACTTAAGCGGCTACTGAAGAAAAAAGGCAATCTGAACTTTATGGCAATTCTGAGTAGCTTTGTAAAAGATTATTGTGGCCCCAAGTGGAGTGTTAAGTTAGAAATTAAGGATTTTGGAAGTTATGAGGACGGCTTTAAAGAGGTTAACAGTGGATCAGTTGATGGTCAACCAACTGATCTCAGCACTAACCAGCAATAAAGACCTAAGACAAGATCTTTGGGTTTGTTACCTATCCCACGAAATAGATTCAACTTTTTCCAACAAATTGCAGCAATTGTCCCTAATTGAAAAGGTTGAACAGGCTGCTCTACACAATTATCAAAATCTCATAGATCTTGAGATCCCTCAGGATCTCTTGAGCGAATTATCTGATTTACAGTGCCAAATCCTATTTATGACTATCTTGGGTTATACTCCAGAACAGGTAGGCAGGTATAATGGAGTAAAACAGGTCGTTATCGCCAAAGAAATGGCTGGCCTGATTCAACATCCATTGTGGGTACAACATGGCATTAAAAAGGCACCTAAGTCTAGACGAACAATTCGGTCTGACTGAAGAAGAGATTAAGATTTCGGAGAAGTTCCTCCGTAAAAATAAAACGGCAGGGGCAGTACCTGATTCGGAGTCCATGAAACTTTACGAGCTTTTCATGCTCGGGTACTCCTTTAACGAAATACAGCAGCAATATCCCCAGTATCTTGTGGCTCAAGTCATACTAACAGCCGCACTTCGTGGTTGGTCTAAAGACCGCGACAAAATGATGGGGTCTCTGCGAGATCGGATTCAGGCCAAGGTTGTAAAGAGCATCATAGAGCAGGTAGACTTCTTAACCACTATGCTATCTGTAACCAACGTCCAACATATGGACGTCATGCGCAAATACATTCTTGATCCTGCCAACAACCCAATCCCCGCTATAAATGTTCAAAATATCAAAGAATATAAAGAAGTGGCGGAAACTCTGCACAAGCTTGTGGCCGGTGTATCCACTAGTTCTAATAAGAAAAGCGCAATGATGGACGCGCTCACTGCGCCCATCAAGACAGAAAAATTAGAGACTGAAAGACCGCCATCGCAGGCAGCGTCGCTAGATATTCGTGCTCTTGCCGCAGCCAATAGAGATGATGATGATGA